ATTCCATCAGAGATCATGTCCTCCTTGAACATGTAATTAACAAAGTTTGGTTTAAATGATAAATGATTAGCAATCTTTAAAAAGCACTCACCTATGTACCTTGGTATAACAGGCTTGGGTTTATCACGAATTTTTGCAATCTCCACATTCTCACGATATGTAATTAATGCAGCAAGAAACTCTTTGTTATTTACATAGTGTTCTGACCTTTTTCTTTTAGCCATCGGTCTTATTGCCATAAGTCTTTATCACTACTATGTAGATAGTATAACATTTAAATGCAGACTTGACAAGTTTTAAAGTGACCAGTAGAATAACTCTGTGGAGGTTCGGAAGAAATAGCTACTTAGTTTTATATATTTTTTCTAGAATACTTTTAGCATCATTAATATTAGATATATAACCCATTTTTCTATCAAGTTTATATTTACTACTACCATCACTATTCCTATCATTATGCTTTACATACTGTTGATGCATACTAATCATTTCTAAATCATTTGATTCAGACATGGTAAGAACATCATTAAGATTAAGTAAAAACATATCTTCTTTACTAGTTTTTAACCAAGGTTCAACTTTATATCCAATAGTTCCTGTACGTCCTTTAATCTCAGCAATTATAACAGGATTAGAAACTAATAGAATAGTTTTATCTTCTTCTTCAGTAGGAGCAACTTTACAAAAGATTTCTTCTCCTGATTTTAATTTAAGTGTGGCATAAAAATCGTCTTCTATCATTTTCTTAATTGGATAGTGATTATCTCATAGTTAAAATTTTCTTCGTTATAAATTTTAATTCTTTCAATAAGATGATTCAGAGTATAATTTCTTTTAGATTTATAGGTACAATCATCTGCAATATCATATAAAGTTGCTTTTACTTTATCTTTACCTTTTCTGAGAACCCTTCCAATTGATTGGAGATTTCTGATTCTAGATTTTGAGGGACTGGCGAAGATGATGTTGTGCAGCCGCTTAATATTAATCCCAGTACTAAAAGTACCATAACTCGCAATGATGATCGCATTTGATTCCTCCTCTGTAATTTCCCTAACTAATTCTCTTTCACTAGTGTCTACACCACCATGAATAAAAAATACTTTACGGTCACCTTTCTTATTACTATTTATTAAATCGTAAAGCACCTGACCATGTGCCTCAACTCTAGAAAATAAAACCAGTGTATTGCCTTTCAAATCTAAAGAGAGGTTTTTAATAAAGTTATTTCTCTGCTCATGAGTTATCAGATATTCTATTTCATCTTGATAGGTTTCAAATTTTTTCTCTGCATGTTTGAGAACAATACATTGTATATCCAACTGAGAGAGATGTCCTTGTCTCATTAGTTCTTCAGTTTTTGTTACCTTATATGAAGGCCCAAACAATCCTTCCAAGACCCACTTATGTGTTTGAGTTCCATCAAGTGTTCCTGTAAATCCAAATCTATACTTTGCATGATGCAATTTTGTCATTATAGATATAAGTGACTTACTCTTAAAGAGGTGTGCTTCATCTCCTATAACTACATTATAATCTTCAAAAAATGATCTTTCTAGTTTATAAACTGATTGCCATGTAGTAATTGTAACTGGTAATTCATTTGTTTTTTCTTTTCCTGCATATATTTTGTGACAGTATGACTCAGCATCCCAACCATAATCAACAAAGTCCTTATACATCTGCTCTACGAGAGATGTCGTGGGTACAACTAAGAGGATTTTTTGCCCTTTCTCAACATAATATCTTACAAGAGAATAAATCATCAAAGATTTTCCTGAAGCAGTGGGTGATATCAATAGCTTTCTATTATGTCTTAAGGCATCGTATACTCCCTGAACTTGGTATTTTCTTGGTGGATGACTGCAAATAGATTTCATATAATCTTTTACACCATCATATGATATTCCCTCATTAATCTCAAAAGGAAATCCATAATACTGATTATCTTCAAACTTATATGTGTAATCGTGCTTTTCACAAAATGCAATAATTTTATCTAACAATCCTACATAAATCTTCTTTGTTCTTAAATCAAATAAGTGAATCTCTCCATTCCAATTCCTATTTCGATATTGAGGCATGAACTTTGCACCCTCTACCTCAAAGGTAAAGTGGTCTCTTAATTCATACTCAATATGAGGTTCTGAATCAATTTTTAAAAATACTTCGTTTGCCTTGG